GGCCAAGCTTTTTTGAAGTCGCACCCTAGAACGATCAGCCTCTTATCTGATGTTACAGCTTATAAATCTAAATAAGCCTAACTATCTATGGAGGATTATATCATGGCTTTCGCAACAGCGTCAGGATATGGTAATCTACCTAACGGTAATTTTAGTCCAGTTATCTACAGTAAACAGGTACAACTTGCTTTCCGCAAGGCCTCAATTGTAGAAGCAATCACTAACTCTGATTATTTTGGAGAGATTGCTAACATGGGTGATTCCGTTAAGATTATCAAAGAACCTGAAATCACAGTGAAGTCGTATGCCCGTGGCACGACTATCACACCACAAGACCTTGATGACGAAGATTTTTCTTTGACAGTAGACAAAGCAAACTACTTTGCGTTCAAGGTAGATGATATTGAAGAAGCGCACTCACATGTGAACTTCCAAAGTATCGCATCTGACCGTGCAGCTTATCGTTTGGCTGATCAGTTTGACCAAGACGTTCTTGGTTACATGTCTGGCTTCAAACAAACAGCTATCCACGGCAAAGCTAATACAGCTAACACTACCGTAAACGGTACGAAAGCTGTATCAACTGCTGGTTCTGATGAACTGCTTTCAAGCATGAAGCTAGATGCTTCTGACTTTAATGCTGGTACTGGTGGTAACTCTATCGTTGTCAAGCCTCGTACAGGTGCAGACACGTTGAACACCACTGCAGCTAATGCGACACCAATGCAAGTTATTGCACGTATGTCACGTAAGCTGGACCAACAGAATGTTTCTACGAATGATCGTTGGCTCGTAATTGACCCAGTGTTTGCTGAACTTCTGAAAGACGAAGATTCACGTCTTCTGAACGCAGACTTCGGTGGATCAGGGTTGCAGAATGGGTTGATCTTCAACAACATTCACGGCTTTAAAGTCTACATGTCTAACAACCTTCCTGAAGTAGGTGATGGTCCAACCTCAACTACATCTTCAGGTTCTACACACTACGGTGTGTTGCTTGCTGGACATGCATCTGCTGCTGCAACTGCTGAGCAGATCAACAAAACAGAAACATATCGTGACCCTGACAGCTTTGCTGACATCGTTCGTGGTATGCATCTATACGGTCGTAAGATCCTTCGTCCAGAAGCTCTGGTCAATGCGATCTATACGTCTGGTCTATAAGGGGAGGGATAAATAATGGCTACAGTTACTACTTTATCCTCTGCCGCACACGGCTCAAGTGCACGTGGACGTTCTCCATATATCGTAGAGCAGGAGATTGATCTTGCTGCTGCTGCAACTGCTAAGGGTTCTGCCTTAGCTGCTGCTGATATTATCCAAGCAATTACTGTTGGTGCAAATACAATGGTAATGGCTGCAGGTATGGAATGTACTACAACACCTTCAGGTGGTACTGGTACGGTTCTTGACCTTGGTATCACAGGTGGTGACGTTGATGCATTTGTTGACGGTTTTGCATTTGATTCTGCTTCTGCAGGTGACTATGCAACCTTGGCAAACACTGCATGTCCTATCTTGGTTACAACATCAGATACAATTGATGTTTTAGTCCAAGCGGCTACTACAGTATCTACCGCAGGTAAGGTACGTGTATATGCTGTATTGATGGATGTTGACGGACTTGGCGAAATGACTGCTGATGAAGTTGCACGTGATGCACTTGCATAACAACTAAACACTGAGGGGCTGGGAAACTGGCCCCTCTAGGCTTATCTAATAGAGATTCTTATGGCTACTTTTATTAACCTGACAAATGAGCTACTACGCAGACTTAATGAAGTTCAGATTACAGAGTCTGAGTTTACTTCAGTTAAGAACGTGCAAGCTCTTGCCAAAGATGCTATCAACTCATCTATAAGACAGATGCTTCAGGATGCTCAAGAGTGGCCCTTTACGTTGACTACAACAACCCAAACACTTACGGCAGGAACAGGGACGTATGACTTCCCTGCAGATTATTCTAAAGCGGATTGGGATACATTTTACATTAGGCAGTTATCCTCTGAAAATAACACACCTAAAAAACTTTCTCTTATTACATTTGATCAATACATATCTACATTTAAATCCTTAGAAGACTTGGGTGGCGAGGGTGCAAGAAGTGACCCTGACTACGTGTACATGACGCAAGAAGAGAAGTTTGGCGTAACTCCTATCCCAAATGCAGCATACGTTATTGAGTATAGATATTGGAAGTACCCTGCTGACTTAACTGCTAGTAGTGATACTGCATTAGTACCAGATCGTTTTAAACACGTTATTATAGATGGCGCTATGATGTACATGATGATGTTTAGATCTAACGAACAGAGTGCAGCTATGCACGAGAAAAAGTTTACAGATGGTATTGCCATGATGCGTAGACTTATAATAGATCACCCTGTAAACGTAAGGTCTACTGTAATCCAACGCCCTGTGAGTAACATGCAACTTAACACCGCTACGGTTGGTCCAGGTGCAGTATCTGATGGGTTCTAATAATGTCTGACGCATTACAAACATATGTGTCTGTTATGGGTGGCGGTCTTGTAACTAACGTCGATCCCCTTACTCAGTCAAATAACTTTTCTGGGAGCGCCATTCGTCTTATTAATATGGAGCCTTCCCTTGATGGTGGATACAGACGAATAAGCGGATTTAAAAACTCTTATGGTACACTTCCTGGTACAGGTAAAGTATTAGGACTTGCTGTAAATGGTGATGTAGCTCAAGGTATTATTGGGTGTAGAAAACCAGATACATCAGGCACACCACCAACTACTAATAACATAAACTATGTACACTGGTATAACCATTACTATGATGTACCATTAGGTACAGGAGAAGGATCAGGTTTTACAGTGGGCGAAACTGTTACAGGTGCAGGAGTTGCAGCATCAGGTACAGTAATATCTAAAACTGCAGATGCTATTGTAGTAAACTTTGGTAGATTGCCTGACACTGTTTTTGATACAGGTAACGTACTTACAGGTGCAGACTCAAGTGCAACAGGTACGGTATCAAGTACTCCTACGGTAAAAGGTTGGCAAGAAGTAAGCACAACTGTAGTAGCTAATGATCCAGATGGAGTGTGTGCTAGTCAAACACCTAGTGGCGCAGGTAACTTAACTATAAATGGTGCCTTAGCTGTTAGTGGTTCTGTGAATTTTTCAACGGCTGCGTCTGAGCAACCTAGAAAAGTAACTATAACAGCAAGTACAAATGAGTCTGCTAGAACGTTTACCATTACAGGTACAGATATTAACGGTGCTGCGTTAATTCAAAATGTTACAGGTCCAAACAACACAACAGTAAGTAGTCTTTCTCATTTTACTACAGTAACACAAATAGCCGTAGATGCAGCTACGTCAGGTGCAATTACAGTAGGTTCAGGAGATGGTGGTTATAGATTAACAGAGCCAACTTTTTCTGGTGTAGATACAGTCAGAACTTACAATATTTTTATGAACTCTGCTTCTGTTTTTATGACTGATGGTGTTAATCGTGCATCTTTTTACGATGGTACAAACTACAGACAGATTGTTGATCCCAACGCCCCTGATAAACCAAAGTATGCTAGTAATTTTGCAAACCATCTTTGGTTAGCTGGTGATCCCGATGAACCTAGTATAGTTTATCACTCAGCACCAAACACAGCAGATATAACTTCTTTTGATAGTACTTTAGCTGCTGGTTTTTTAGATATGGGTTTTGAAGTTACTGCTATTAAAGCCTTTCGTGATCAGCTTTATGTATTTGGTCAGAATCAAATAAAAAGGGTTACGGGTACTAATATTTCAGATTGGGTAGTTCAGGACGTTACTACAGACTTGGGGTGTGTTGCAACTGATACAGTAGTAGAGTTTGGTGGTGATATTATTTTCTTAGGTCCAGATGGTATTCGCCCTATTTCAGGTACATCTCGTATTGGTGACGTTGAGCTTGAAACTGTTTCTCGTGAGATACAAAACATTTTTGCTAACTATACTGCTAACGAAGATGTAACTAAACTTAAAACTTTAATTATAAGAAGAAAGTCACAGTTTAGATTATTCTTTGAAGCTAATACCTCTTTGTCATTACTAGCAGCTATACGTAAAAGTCCTACTGCTCAATCTACTTTTGAGTTTAGTCAGGTTGTAGGTATTGAAGCAACAGCAGTGGCAAGTGGGTACATTGGTCAGTTTGAGTTTGTGTTACACGGAGATAGTAACGGTAAAGTTCATAAACAAGAGGAAGGTGATTCCTTTAACACCGCAAATATTCTTAGCGTTTATCAAACTCCATACTACTTTATGGGCGATCCAGAAGTTCGTAAGATATTTTATAAAGTTAAAACCTTTCTTAAAACTGAAGGTGATGCAACAATTAACGTAGGTATAGACTTTAACTTTGGTGACTCTGAAATAAACACACCAGATAACTTTTCAGTAACTACTGCAGGTGCTGCTTCTGCTTTTGATGATGCAGCTACGCTTTATGACACAACAGACATATATGATGGTAATCCATCACCAACGAGAGCAACTAACATAAGTGGATCAGGGGATTCTATTTCGGTATCTTACGTTACCAATAGTACAAGCCCAAGTCATACAATACAGGCCGTATCCATACTGTATGGCACAGGCGACAGGAGATAAAAAGTGGCAGGTTATACAAGACAATCTTCAGCAGACATTGTGGCAACAGCCGTTGTACGAGCTAACCCGTTAAACCTAGAGTTTGACCAAGTACTTGCTGCGTTTAATGCTTCAACTGGACACAAGCACGATGGTACTGCAGCAGAGGGTGCATACGTACCACTGATTGCTGACTCAGATGCACTTAATAAAGTAGTTATAGATACATCAAATAATCGTGTTGGTGTATTTGTAGAGGTATCTGCTGCAGCCGTAGAGCAAGTTAGATTTCAAGATGGTCTTATCACTCCTGTCACAGATAACGATATTGATCTTGGTACATCTAGCGTAGAGTTTAAAGACTTGTACTTAGATGGTACTGCCACCATTGACACATTGCAAGTTGACGAGAATGCTACGATTACAGGCAACCTTACAGTAAACGGTAATGCTACTCTTGGTAATGCTGCTACTGACACTGTAACGTTTACTGCTGATATTGCTTCTGCACTTCTTCCTTCTGCTGACGATACGTATGACTTAGGTGCTACAGGATCTGAATGGCGTAACCTATACATTGATGGTATTGCTAACATTGATAGCCTTGTAGCTGACACTGCAGACATTAACGGTGGTACAATTGATGCTGCTACCATTGGTGGAACAACTGCTGCTGCTGGTACGTTTACAACCCTTACAGCTACAGGTACATCTACACTTACTACTGTTGATATTAACGGCGGTGCTATAGATAACACGGTAATTGGTGGTACTACTGCAGCAGCCATTACAGGTACAACTATTACAGGTACATCTCTTGTAGGTCCACTTACAGGAAACGTGACAGGCAACGTAACAGGAAATCTCACAGGTAACGTTACGGGCAATGTCACTGGTAATGTTACAGGAGACTTAACGGGTGACGTTACAGGTAATCTTGTAGGTACAACTTCAACAGCTAAAAACCTTAACCCTGCATCTGACAGCCTGTATGACTTAGGTACTACTTCTATTCGTTGGGCAAATATCTATGGTGATGCTGCCAACATTACTGCAATTACAGGTGCTCTGACAGGTAACGTCACTGGTAACGTAACAGGTAATGTTACTGGCAATGTTACGGGTAACGTGACAGGAGACTTGACAGGAGATGTCACAGGGGATGTCACTGGCAACCTGACGGGTAATGTCACAGGAAATGTTACAGGAAACGTAACTGGTAATGTGACGGGGGATCTAACGGGTGATGTAACTTCTACGGGTACATCTAGTTTTGCTATAGTTACAACATCAGGTAATGTTACTGTTGGTGGTAACTTAATTGTAAACGGTACAACAACTACAATCAACACAACCAATACTGTCGTTTCTGACTTGTTAATGGAACTAGGTAATGGTACTACAGGTACACCTTCTAATGATGCTGGTATTGTCATTGAACGTGGTACATCTGATAATGCCTTTATTGGTTGGGATGAAAGTGAAGATAAGTTTACTGTAGGTACAGGTACATTTACAGGTGCATCTACAGGTGATCTTACGATTACTACAGGTACACTTGTAGCTAACATTGAAGGTAATGTCACAGGTGATTTAACAGGTAATGCTGATACAGCTACAGCCTTAGCAACTGCACGTACAATTGCTGGTCAGTCTTTTGATGGTACAGCTAACATCAGTATTGCACCTACGGATCTTACAGGTGTAACTGCTACTGCTACTGAAATAAACATCATGGATGGTGATACAGCAGCTACAGCTACCACTCTTGTAGATGCAGATAGAGTTGTAGTTAATGACGCTGGCACTATGAAGCAGGTAGCACTAACTGACTTTGAGACATACTTTGAAAGTGCATTAGATACACTAAGCAATGTAACTACGGTAGGTGCTCTTGATAGTGGTAGCATTACAAGTAACTTTGGTTCTATTAATAATGGATCAAGTGCTATTACCACTACAGGTACAATTACATTTGGTACTCTTTCAGATGGTACAGATAGTGTAACTGATATTGTAACCAGTGTAGGTACAGGGTCTACTAACTCTGAGCTACCAACTGCAGCAGCCGTAGAGTCACGTATTCAAGCAGTAAACGGTACATCTAACAACGTAACTGGCCTAACAGCTACAGGTGCTGAACTTAATGCTGTAGCAGATGTATCAGCTATTACGATTGACACAAGTACTGCTATCGCTAACAATGATGGTATTGCAGTGTTTGACTCTTCTGCATCAGCTATTAATTACTTTGATGTAGACTTACTTGACACGTACTTCTCAGGTACGACTAAGACACTTACTAATAAGACACTGACAAGCCCAACTGTATCTGGTTTGTATCTGAGTGACTCAGGGTTTAGTGTTGAAGGTTCTAGTGCAGATGCTAACGAGACTACAGTATCCTTTACAAACCCAACAGCAGATCGTACAATTACATTTCCAGATGCTACAGGTAACGTAGCTGTATTTACTACTGCACCTACTGCAGCTATCGCTGATGGTACAAGTGGGCAGGTACTGACTACAAATGGATCTGGGGTGTTGAGCTTTGCAGATGCTGGTGGCAGTGGTGGTACAGAGTTTAGCTCTAGTGGTACTAAAAACCTTATTAGTGCTGGTGGAACTGATGCTGGTGCTGACCTCACAACGGGCGGGGATTATAACGTTTTCTTAGGTCAGGAAGCTGGTACTAATGCTACTACGGCTACACACAGTGTAGCCATTGGTTATGAGGCTTTGCATGGAAGTGACAGTACCGCCACGACAGCCGTTTACAATGTTGCTATAGGTTATCAAGCAGGGTTTGATGTTACTACTGGTGGTAACAACACTCTTATAGGACGTACCGCAGGTCAATATATTACTTCGGGCGGTAATAATACAGCTATTGGGTATGCGGCATTAAGGGGTAATTCTACTACTAAAGCAACAGGTACTGAGAATGTTGGTATTGGCTATTTCACATTAAATGATCTGACCACTGGTATAGGTAACATTGCTGTTGGTACAGATGCGGGTAAAAATGTTAGCACAGGTGACTATAACATAATTATGGGTAAAGATGCTGGTGAAGGCATTACTACTCACAGTAATAACGTTGTTATTGGTAGAGACGCAGGAGGAAGTGCGTCTTCTTCTAATGGCGTTCTTATAGGTTATCAAGCTGGTTTTAATGCTCACGGTAATTATAACGTATACATAGGTGACCAAGCTGGTGAAGGTAGCGGTACAGGCTCTGATGTTAGTAATGTTGGGATTGGAAGGCTTGCCCTAAACACTATTACTGATGGTGATTCCAACGTTGGTATAGGCCCAGATGCAGGAAGATATATAACTACAGGCCTTAGAAACGTAGCAATTGGCGATGGTGCTATGAAGGGCGATGGTTTAACTTCCATTACTGTGTCTAACGCCATAGCCATTGGTCAGGATGCCCTTAGTGTTATTACAACAGGTGCTGATAACATAGCTATTGGTACAAATGCAGGTGCAGCTATTACTACGGGTAACTCAAACGTCCTAATTGGCTCTAATGCAGGTGATGCTGGTGATACCATTATTAGGAATGTTGCTGTAGGATTTAATGCACTTACTGCAATAACAGACTCACAAGGAAACGTTGGCATTGGTTACAATGCAGGTAAGGCAATTACAACGGGTGATTCAAACATAGCGATTGGGGAAGGTGCTCTTCAATCCAACGACACACACAGTGAAAACGTTGCAGTTGGAAACTATGCAGGACAGGATTATGAAGACGATGGATCTGTTTTTGTTGGTGCTTCAACAGGGTATTATCGTCAAACAGGCGATTACAATACTGGTGTTGGGTATAAAGCAAATGCAGCAGATAGTGCAGTTGTTGCTAGTGGTGCAGGTAATACCTGTGTTGGCGCTTTTTCAGGTTACGATTTAGAAACAGAAACCTATGCTACTTTTATAGGCTATCAGGCTGGTTTATCTAATAAAACAGGCTCTAATAATGTTGCAGTGGGTAAGAATGCTGGTTATAGCACGACTGCTGGCAGTCAAAATACTTTTGTTGGTTCAGGGGCAGGAGACACTTCTACAAGTGGCAGCAATAATACAAATATTGGGTATCTAGCACGAGGTTCTGGCACAACTGTAAGTAACGAGATCACTCTTGGTAATTCCAGCGTAACAAGGTTCCGTATTCCTGGTGCAGGGATCGACAGCACGTCTGCTGCATTATCAGGTACAACACCTTCTGTAGATGTAGGCGCAAGAGACACTTACACTTTAACGACATCTGGTAACACTACGTTTACCTTTACTAATGTACCGTCATCTGGACAGGTTAGCACGTTCTCTTTGATTATCACTGCTGGCGGTACACATACGTTGACATGGCCCGCTGCAGTAGATTGGGCTGGCGGTTCAGCACCTGCTGCTCCTGCATCTGGTGAAGTGGACATTTATACGTTTATTTCAATTGATGGCGGCACCATTTGGTATGGCTTCCTTGCAGGGGATGCAATGGCATGATAGGCTCAAGTAAAGCATTACTACAAGCAACGGCGGGGTATGCAGCTACAGAGTCTGGTTATGACATTGCTAATGCAAGCTACGACAGTAAAAGTTACGATCCTACTACACAAGCAACAGCGCCAAGTGGTTTTTATATAAAACCAGATGGTACTAAACTTTACATTGTCGATAATGGCACTGATACAATCTATCAATATACCTTATCAACGGCATGGGATATTTCGACTGCTTCGTATGACAGTGTTTCTATAAGCGTTTCAAGTCAGGACATCCAGCCAAACGGGATAACGTTTAAGCCAGATGGTACAATAATGTACCATACATCAAACTCTGGCAATAATATGGATCAGTACACTCTTTCAACGGCATGGGATTTATCCACTGCTTCGTATGCCAGTAAGTCTTACAATGTGCATATAGGTGCTACAGAATTAATACCCAGAAATCTTGTATTCAACAGCACAGGAACAATACTTTTAGTTGCTGGTGGTACAAACGATACAGTTTATCAACATAACTTGTCTACAGCATGGGATATTTCGACTGCTTCGTATGCGAGCAAATCTTTAGATGTATCAAGCCAAGAAACAGGTTTGCACGGAATTTACTTAAAACCAGATGACAGCAAACTTTGGATTTTAGGGTTTGGTTCAAACACTGTATTCCAATACAGCATTACAAGTGCAGATGCTTCTACTGCGTCTTATGACAGCGTTTCATTTGATGTGTCCTCTCAGTCAAGTAGTAGCTATTCAGTTTTCTTTGGGGATAGCGGTGCAAAGATGTATGTTTTGGATAGCCTGACTGACACCATCTACCAATACTCAACATAGGAATAAACAGACATGTTCGTAAAACTTACAAACGGCGTTCCATCAAATTACACGTTAGGACAACTACGCCGTGACAATCCTCAAACTAGCTTTCCTAAGGTAATTCCTGATAGCCTTTTGGCTGATTATAATGTTTACCCGTGTACCATCGTAGATGTTGACGTTGATCCTTTAGTTCAAACAAAAACTTATGGGGATTATACACAAACAAGTTATGAAAACCCATTATTAAATACCGTAAATACGTGGTCCGTGCAAATGGTGGCTTCTAATTTGCCACAAGAAAAGGCAGAAAGAAATATACGTGAACGCAGAAACTCTTTGCTTGCACAAACAGATTATTTAGCCCTATCTGACAACACATTATCTACTGAAATGGCTACCTATAGACAGGCTCTTCGTGATATAACCAACCAAGAGGGCTTTCCTTATAATGTAACGTGGCCTAGTAAGCCTTGACATTTATAATAAAATGTGTATAATTACATAAGGTCTAAATGACCGTCTGTTAAACAAAGGAGACTAACATGACAGAGAAACCAAAAAACGTCATTACAGTCAACGAAGTAGAATACAACGTTGATGACATGACGGATAGACAAAAAACTATGCTTGCACATGTACAGGATTTAGAACGTAAGATTAACACTACACGTTTTAACCTAGATCAACTTATCGTAGGACGTGAGGCATTTGCTGTTGATCTTGCGAATGACTTAGAAAATCCTAAGACTGAAAACCAAGAGGAGGCAGCATAATGGTTGATCCAGATACTATACCCCCTACACCTGAAAGGATTGCACATCATTACCGTGCATGTATGGATAGTGTAAATTTAATCAATGCAGTAATTGCTGCACCTGATAATTATGCAGATGATCCTACAGTTTTGCAACGTAACGTAGAACACTTAGAAGGTATGGTAAACTACGAACACTGGACTACTGAAGACATGACTCCCCTAAATAATGCTATTACAGCGGGTAATACAGCTATAGGAGAGTAATAAATGTCAGACTCCAAGCTAACAGCAGAAGAACTAGAGGCTATGTTAGATCGTGCAGCTAAGAGAGGTGCAGCAGAAGCACTTCGTGAGCTTGGCTTACAGGATGATGATGCAGCTAGTGACTTACGTGAAATGCGTAGTCTGTTGGATGCTTGGAGACTTACCAAGAAAAGCATATGGTCTACTACTGTAAAGATGGGAACAGTAGCAGTACTAACGTTTATAGCTACAGCAGTTTGGATGACCTTCGGTAAATAATTTATAAGCAGTAGGGAGGTGCTTATGATTGATCCAGTAACTGCTATTGCAGGTGCTACGGCTGCTTTTAATATGCTCAAGAAAGGCATAGCTGTTGGCAAAGACCTGCAGGACATGGGTGGTCAACTATCTAAGTGGGCAGGTGCAATAGCTGACTTAGACTTTGCTGACAAGCAGAACCAAAAACCAGCATGGTATAAAACACTAGGTGGTGGCGTACAGGCTCAAGCTATGGAAATCTTTGCAGCCAAGCAGAAGGCTGCAGCCATGAGGCAGGAGCTAAAAGACTACATATCGGTTATGTATGGCCCATCAAAGTGGCAAGAAATATTGGCAATCGAAGCAGACTTACGTAAACAAAAAAGAGAACACGAGCACAGGCAGATGGAAATCAAACAAGCAATCATTGAATGGACAGCAGGGTTTGCTTTATTTGTTTTAGGCGTTGGCGCTATCGTCGGCTTTGTATGGATAGGAACTAGGTAACAATGAAAAAGTTTAAAGGTTTTACCAATCAGCAAACACATACCCTTCTAAAAGAGATGGGCTACACAGGCCCAGCGCAGAAGGATGACATGGATGCGTTCCTTGCGTCTAGCCCTAGTGCTGCTTCTAAGTTAGGACGTTATGCAGATATTGCTAGGCAACGCATAGAAGGTGGACCCTTAGCTCCTACAGGGTTTGCTGAGGGAGGAATACAGTCTAAAGAGATAGAGCCAACTTACGTAAACGGAACTATGATTAGTACTAACCCTAATCAATTGCTAGGCGAATCAGATGAAGATTATGCGAATCGTATGCGTTTTTTAAAAGATAACTCTAGAAAACTTGGAAGAAGAAAAGAGCAAGATAGATCAGAAAGAATTGGATTAGAGTATAGAGAAGATCAACCTGAGGGGGGATTACAGCTTGGCGTAGTACAAATGCCAGGAGAATCTGACGAGGAATATGCATATCGTAGTGGTTTAGTGAATAGACCTAGAGATACTAATAAAAAGACACTAGAAGAAAATATAGAATCTACCTTTGGTTATAAACCCGTGTCTAGAATAAAAGATACGGATAAGGGGCGAATACCTTTAGATAAAATAGATAACGAAGTTAGAATACCAACAGGCGAATTTGAAGGACCGCCAGAAGATGATACAGGTGACCAACAAGAAGATCAACCTGATGATACACAAGAAGAGCGTAAAGCTGAAGATACATCTCTTTCCGCAAAACTATTACAGGGGTTTAAAAACTTCGGCAACTTTCTTAAAAAATCCTCTAGTAAAACAATGCAGGATGAAGAGCTTGAACCTGATGATACACAAGAAGCTTTTCAACCTGGTCCTGTCTTAAAGAAAGGTACAGAAACACCTGAAGTTAGCGAAGCTGCTACAGCTTTAGATGAAGCACAGAAAGCCTACAGCACAGCTATGGGTGCTCTTACAGATGCACAACTAGCTTTGAGTGGTGCAACTATACCTGCAGATAACGCACCTCAAGAAGAGAAGGATGCGTATGAAGCTTTACAAAAAGCAGTAGAAGATGCTGAACTTTCAGTTACACAAACACAAGCTGCTGTAAGCACAGCCCAAAAAAGATTCGAGACTACAGACGTACCCTCTACTGGTGAAGCCTTAGGTAAAGCTATATCTACGCCTAGTGCTATCCTATCTCAGCCTACAGTGTACGGCTTGGAAGTTCAAGATGACCAGATCATTGATAGTACAACAGGTAAGGTAGCTGATGCGCTTACTCTTTTAGTTAAGCAAGCACAAGCTGCAGATGAAGTAGAGAACCCTGCAGTTAAGAAATCAAAAGCGTACCTTCAAGGTTTGTCTCTTGAAGAGCGTATGGAAAAGTACCCTCCTTATGGTCCTGTACCTGCGGTCACACCTTTACCTAAATCTATTGTAAAGGCAATTAATGATTACTATGCAGCACAGCAAACTCAGATTGAACAGGATGCAGTAAAGTCTACAACAGAAACATACGATGCTATAGAGTCTAACGCTGACGTT